TTGATGTACCGAACTGCTTAATGTTTGCAGACCCGGTTGTCACCAGTGACGTCAGACTATCAGACAGACCATTGAGAGCCGATGTCGCAGATTCTTGTACTGAGCTGTAGACGTTTGTAGCAGAGTCCTCAAACTCAGCCCACCCCCGTTTAGCGCCAGCAAGCCAGTCATTACGCAGCGCATCCTCTTTAGCGTAATACGCCTGTGCTGCTTCAAGTTCTTTTTGATATCCAGCGTCTGATAACTGTCCACCTGCGTTTTGCCAGCCTATACGCAACTGCGCCATAGCGCGTTGCTGTTGGGCCAGTCGATCGCTGATTGTCGATCCGGCAGTTAATGCGGCTCCTTTCTCACTCATCTGCGTTGCATATTTTAGTGCGGTATCGTTCAGCTTGTTCAGGCGCTCCTGTGCAACTATTTCATCGCCCAGCAGTGCTTTCTGTTGGGCCAGCGCGACAATCTGATCCTTATTGGCTAATAGTGATTGCTCTTGCTTTGTTAATTTGCGGTTTTGCGATGCATCGTCCAGAACAGCAAATTTAGATTCAGTTAACCATAAATCCTTACGCTGCTGACTGATGGTGTCGTTAAGGCTGGAATGCTGCTGAAGAACACGTAGCTGAGACTCAAGCGCCGTTAATTCCGCCAGAGCTTTCTCCTGCTCAGTATCCCCCGCAGGCGCTTTATACTCGCGTTGTTTGGGGTCCTTATAGCGCTCCTCAATCCCTTTCTTAATCTGTGCGATTTCTTCCTGGCTCAAGGCCTGATTGAGCTTTTTACGCTCCTCAATATACCGATTCAGGCGCAGGTACTCATCGGTACGTTGCTGCTCTTTAGTAAGGCCTGCATCAGCCAGCGCCTGAAAATGCTGCTGGTTGGTAAGAGCACTTTTTTGCAAAGTTGCCTGCCGTTGCTGCTCGTCCCCTTTCCGCTGTTCCGCATGAAGTTGATCGGTTAACTGAGCGACTAACTGCCTTGCCTGTTCTCTCGCTTGTTCCAACCCCATGCGTTGCTGGCCTTGAGCACTGGAGGCTTTCAGCGACTTATCCAGATTGTAAAATTGTTCAGTTGCGTCAGCTAATTGCGCCTGTAGAGACTTGCTTTTACCAACATCAAGCATCTTGTCCCACATTGAGCTAAACGCACCGCCAACGGAAGCTGCAGCACGTTCCAGATACCCCATATTGTCCTGCACGCTCCTTGCCATCTCCTGGAAACCATCCGAAGCGATCTTGTTGGCGTAACTTAATGCTTCCGTGTATTTTCCAGAATCTTGCAGAGATTTTATGTAATCAAGCTGCCTTAATGTCACATTTCCGTATTTCTCAGCCATAGCGGCCAACCCTTTTTCAGGGTCCATTGTGATTTTACCGAAAGTCCCGGCCAAATCATCAACACTGGCTCCAGCGGTTTTTGACAGGCTGGCAATAGATGCGGCTACATCCTTATAATTAACCCCTAAATTTGCTCCCGCTTTAACCAGGGCGTTCAGTGATTCAGCCGCCCCACCAAATGACCTCCCGCTATTGGCTATGGCTTCCGCATTAAAAAGTAGGCTGTTAGCCGTCTGCCCAGATTGCCCACCTGTTAATACCAGGCTTTTATTGAAATCACTTAAATATTGCTGCCCCTTGTATGCAGCGATACCCAATGCGGTAACAGCACCAGCAGTAGCCCCAATCGCTAAGAAAGTAGGGCTGATTGCGCTGGCAAGTCCCGTAAACATGGGGCGAAAACCGCCGAACATATCCTTAACCTGTCCACCTTGCTGAATCATGATCAAGAAAGGGTTCTGACCACCAGCCAACTGGGTGACAACATCCGTCATTTGTGCAGGCAGGCTACGCATCGCCATGCGATATTGCCCGATTGATATACCGGCTTTTTGCGCTGCCAGTTCCTGTTTTGATAATGCAGCAGGCAAATCGTTAGCCGCAGCAGTCATCTTTAAAATTTGCTGGCGACTCTGACTAAGCATTCCGTTAAAACGCTCAAACTGCCCGGCATCTATACGCCCAGCATCAAGATGAGACACCAACTGTGCATATTGAACGTCCAAGCGGTTTATCGCTTTGACGTTCGGATCGATTTGTTCCAGCAGAGATTTCAGAGCGGCTTCTTGCCGCGCTGCCATATCTGCCGTGGTTTGTGCCGCGCTATTTGCCGAGTCTCCAAACGTACCAAGCTGTTTTTTTGCACGCTCCACCTGTTCGGTGAACGACGCGGAGTCAGCCTCCAGATTGACGATCAGATTACCCACTTGCTGGGTCATGCTCACCCCCATGATGATGAACAAAAAACAACCAATTCGACATCTTTACATCTTCACGCCCATAAAAATCAAAAGGTTATATGCATGATGATGATGTTGATCAAACACGAAAAACTAGCCGTTTTCCGCGAGTTCCCCGCCCCGTGGCAGGTCGGATGCCAGGAGTACCTTTTTCAAATGAAATTTATTCTCAAATGAGGAAAGGCGACCGAAGCCGCCCTTTTTCCCGTCACGCCGTGCCATTCGATTTGACCAGACCGCGATAGTCCAGAGCCGCCACGCCTGCATCAATGCGCACCTTCCATGCAATACCATCAACTGTGAAGCCTTCCTGCTGCTCAAGATAAGGCGTGTCCACACCATCCAGATAGGCCACTTCGATGGTGTCCGTTCCTTGCGCCGAAGCGACATACCATTGCTTGTTGTTGGCCTTATCCAGACGGGGATCAACAACAATCTGAGCCATGTCCTTAACCACGTTGATAATGCCGGGGTTCTGGTTCTGTGTACCGCTGCCATCCACAGGGAACAGAGAAGAGGAAGAAAGCACAGCTCGGTTAGCCGCACCTTCCAGTGCCGCAGGCACAAGAATAAACGCAGGAATAATGTTAATCGGGTCGCCGTTTGCGTCTTCTTGCAGTCGCATAGCCTTACGCGCCTCATTAAGCCCGTCCATGTCCAGGCTCTTCGCGATCAAGTTTCCGTGGTCGGCGTGGAACAACGCTTTTCCGTCAGTAAATGCAGTATTGGTAGTGAGCAACAAATAGACCAGATTACCCACGGTTCTGGCAGCGGCCCGTCCCATTGCCTGAGGGATAGTCGTTAATTGGCTCAGATCATCGTTGATAATGGCCTGACGAGTGACAGAGAAGATATTGCCGTATGTTGCCAATGCAATAGGCACACCGCTGTCACCCGTCGTCACATACTTGTACTCAGCCCCTTCCGGCACCTTATCAAGCTGTGAGAAACCATTGATCCCTACGCGCTTGGCTTCGTGGAAGTTGGACAGTGAACCGGTCTTCGTCCATTGCTGGAACGTCTCGCCGCTATTCTGCCAGCCAGTCAGTACCGATTTTTCAGCGCCAGCCGCAAGGATGTGAGAAAAATCACTACTGCTATGGGTAAAGGCCAGATTTACAATCTGCGATCGGTTACCAAAGCCTGAAATACCGACACCACGATCAGCCAGTGAGGCTTTTGCCATATCAAACAGGCTCATCATGGCATAGGGGTTACCACGTTCTGCCGGAGCATACCCCAAGCGTGCAAAAAGGCCGTTTCGGATGCCATCACCGGTAATATTCCCATTATCTACATAAATATGGGCGCTATTTTCAGGAATAAATTTTCCTGATGGTGTCGCCCCCCGGCCTAACTCCTTCATCAGACGCTCTTTTGCCATATCTGGCGTGCAGCCCACATCCTCCAGACACTGAATTTTTAGTGAGTCATGCTTACCACCGAACATAGCGAACATGTCTTTAATACCGTTGATTCGGTCCTTCTCTGGCACAGTGGCACCGGTGGAACCTTTAGGCTGGGTGATCATCCCCTTAATGTTGTCAGGCATATGTTCAAAATCCTCAATTCGTTTTGATTCGATACGGGCCATCGCGCTGACAGCCGGTAGTAATTCATCCGCAAAACCCTGCGCCACGCATTCGCGGCCATCCATCCAGGTTTCTTCCTCCAGCATCGCCGCCAGCTCTTCAGCAGACTTACCCGTTTTACGCGCATAAGCCGGGATAAGGACGTGTTCAACTTTGTCCAACAGCTCGGCATAGTCGCGCATATCGTTGGCGTTCCCGCCTGAAATGCCCCACGGTTTGTGAATCATCATGAGGGCGTTCTCTGGCATGACGATACGATCACCCGCCATTGCAATGACTGACGCCATAGACGCGGCAAGGCCATCGATATGCACCGTGATTTTTGCAGGGTGTTTGCTCAGGAGGTTGTAAATAGCGATGCCGTCAAAGACATCACCACCGGGTGAATGAATGTTTAAGGTGATATGGGAAATATCGCCCAGGGCTTTCAGGTCTTCTGAAAACTTCTGCGCAGTAATACCCCAAGCGCCGATCTCTTCGTAAATCAGAATGGTTGCGCTGGCACTATCACTGGCGGCTTTGATGGTGTACCAGCATTTCATAACCATGCCCCCAGCGTATGGCGATGCCAGTAATTAACACCGCTACGCACAATCTGGCCTATGGTAGGTACGGGCATTTCAGGGTGATTCTCTTTAACGAATGCCTGGTACTCCTCAATCTTTTTCATTGTCTCGGCGTCGATATGTACCGCCATTGCTTTCTTTTTGCTGCTCATGACACCCCCTGATGTTTATACAGTCTTTGTATGGGAATCATAC